CTTGTTAGATACGACGAATACCAATCGTCACCAAGAGTCTGCCATGAAGGGAGTGTGGAAGCCCTCTGGCCGCTTCTCGTAGCCAATGTTGGCGTAACAAGAACATTCCTTTTTGGCACCACAATGCCGTACTTGTCATATGCCTCTTGCAGAAAGGACACTGCGTCTGCTCGGCCATCTTCCCCCTTGGTCTTGAGTTGATGAGCAATGATCTTGGCCATTGCGCTCTCTGTAACCGCAGCAGTCGCACGGGATATGCTACCGTCCAAGCCCCGCAGTGGGTCGTTTATGTTGACATCGCCTTGGCGACGAAAGATCGCTATTTGCTTCTCTAAACCGCTAGTTATTACGCTATCGGTACCAAGCACTCGCTTGGCTTCTCCAAGAACCCACTCGCTTGGCTCCATCAACTTGTCTATCAGACGAGTCTGAAACTCCGCCTCGGCAGCGTCTTCAACGTCAAAGACGTTGGAAGTGCCATACATCTCTGCCAACACTTCGTCCATAGCCGCCCTAACCGGAAGTTGGGGAGTGTGGTTGCCCGCAGAATAGCCATATTCCTCTGCCATGACTATGCGTGAGATTGGGTCGATCTCGTAATGGCCGGTCATACGATAAAGTTTCCCGAACAACCCTCTGCTGCCCATGTGACCGGCAATGTCGTACATGGCTTCGGCCATCTCAGAAGTAGTCATCTCTTCAAGAAAGCGACTTGCCATCGCTTGAGCAACATCTTCCTTGAGAAGCCTGCTCATGTCGTCGCCAACCGTTGCGGCATCAAAGTTGTCGTCGAAGTGCTCTTCATCGTTCCACGAACCCGGATAGCCAGCCCTGTGGTTGTCTTTGACCCACTTCTTGTAGGAAGGGCCAAACGTCACGAAGGAACTGATCTTCCTCCGCCCGTGGGTCATCTGGTCATGCTGGGTTCCGAGGTGCTTCTCCAGTAGCCACCGCTCATACCCTAAGTCGATGCTCTTGTTGAGGAACTCCCGTGCTCGTCCCCGAGAGAAGACCAGCCCCGAGGCGCACCGGCAGTTGGGATGAATCTCGGTGGGGTAGTGGACCGGCCCGTTGGGCGTGAACCACACACCGTCGATGGGAGCCACCTCGCCGTTCATCGGCCCGCAGACATCGCAGACCAACTCGTCCTTGGCAGTCATCCAGACTCGCATCGCATCCAGCGGGATGAGTCCCCTGTCCCGAGCCTGTTGCCACAACTCCAACTGCCCGTAACTCTGAGCCGCCCCGATCTCGGTGCGAGCGATCATGTCGACCCGATAGTTGAGCAGGCGGTTGGCGTACTGGTTCGCCAACTCCCGTGCCCGACGAGCGGTGGAGCCGCTGGCAACAAGGTTGTCGTAGTACCGAGCCACGGCCTGAGCGTGCTTGGGGAGCAGCCCCGCCCGCTCCTTGATGAGCCGCTGGGCGTTCTGGATCGACAACTCGCCTTCGACCACTTCCTTGATGATCTCCCGAATCGACTCCTTGACCGCCGCTGAGGCTGTGATGGTCCTCGCACCGAGCGTCTCGGCGTACTGAACTGCCCGAGGGTTGGTCATGTCGAAACTGATCTCAAGCCCCACCGTGTCCGCCGTCACTTGGCCGACTCGGGCCATTGTCTCCCGCAGAGCGTCGATCAGATCACTAACCGGCACATTGAGATTCTGAAGAACGTCCTCTACTTGCGGAGTCAGGCCGATGACCGTGCCGTCAGAGATGTCTTGGATCAGGTCAATCAGAGCGGGGTCGGCAACGGCCTCTTCAATCGACCGGAAGAAAGCCTGTCTGTATTGCTCTTCCAACTCCACCGTGAGCGAGATGATCTCGTCAAGGATGTCGTCGCTGGAGAAGTCAGCGGAAGACGGCACGGGTTATTCCTCCGTCTTAGAGTCGTCTACGTTCTCCTGCGGCTTAGGTGCCGTCTTGGTAGCGGGGTTGTCGGGAACCTGCCCCTGCTGCTTACCGGCATCTTCCATCGCACCGACCGCAGCCTCACGACGCTCGGGGAGGTGAGCCATCTTGCGGAGGTGGTTCTCCAGCAGATCGTCGGGGAAGAGCGGGGCACCGGCACCGGCCAACTGTTGAATGAACGTACCGATCTCGGTGAGAGGCGGAGTCTCAATGTCGCCGTAGGCCAACTCAGGCAACTTCTTGACCTTGAACCCGTTGACCTCGTAGAGCCTCGGGATGGCGTACTGGTTCATCACGGTGCGGATGATCTCCAGCCACGTCCGAATGGAGATGGCGAAGAGGTTGGTCTTGTCACTGCTCAGGGCGTAGGAGCCGTGATTAGCCTGACCGAGCAAGATGAAGTCGGCCAGCACGGTCGTGGCGATTCGCTGGTCGTAGCGGGTGATGATCTGGTTCGTGTCGAACTGTCGGGTGCCACCGGCTGAGAGCAACTCCAACTTGTACATCTGGTTCCCGCCCTCGTCGTAGATGGCGGGGAGGATCAGACCCTCCTGCTGGTCCCGACGAATGTTGACGACCGCATCCTTGTAGTCATTGAAGATCGTCTGCTTCCAGCCGGGGGCATCTTCCCGCATGATGTCGGGGTCGACGTACATGATCGGGAAGCCAGCAAGGTCACGCTCAACTCCGATGGCTTCGATCTCTTCGATCCGCTTCTTGAAGTACCAAGGCCGATAAGCGTTCCGCAATACGGAACGGCCTTCGGGGTTATTCTTGGCCGTCGTAGTGCGGAAGAGCAGGCTCTTCTCCATCGGGATGTAGGTGAGGGTGTAGTCGGGCGGCGAGGACTGGTACATACCCTGAATCCCGCCGTTGTCATCGAACGCCCACTCTTGGCGAGTCTCCTGAGCACGGATCGGCAACTTCCTCCAGCCGATAGCGCCGTCGTCGTACTTCGACCGGCGAGAAGAATCTCGGTGGTCGCCCTCTCGGCGCTTGTAGACGATCTCATGGAACGACCAGCCGTAGGCGAGCATGGAGAGAATCTCACTGATCGTGTCCTCCCACGACGTACTCATGTCGTTCAAGCAGGACTCCAAGAACTTGGCTGAGCGCTGGTCCTCCAACTTGGTGGAGGCAGGCTGAACTCGCCACGGCACCTGCCGCACCAACTTGTCGATGGCGTACAGGATGGCACCGACAACGGGATCGTTGTCCCGCATCTCTCGGTAGACCTGAATCGCTCGGTAGCCAGCGAGTTGTGGCAGGAACTCTTCCTGCACATACCCGCCCGCACGGCGAAGTCCAGTTACGCCCGTCTCACCAAATAGGTTCTTCGACTTGTTCTCGGCCACAGTCTTCCGATCTTTCAGTCAGGGCAGTTCTCCGCCCCACCATAGCCCCACTCATCTCTCACGGCTAGAGTACGTCTCCTGCCACTGGAGCCTCTCGCTCTCGGTAAGCGCCGCCGCCAACCCGTAGGGCAACTCCGTGTTGAGCGACCATATTCGGCAGTGCTCCAGCACCGGACAACCGGCGCAGATTGCTCGGCACTCCCTAACATTCTTGATGCGGGAACACCCGTTCGGGTGGTGGCCGCACCTCTTGGAGCAAGAGTGGCGGAAGAACTTGCGAGTCTCTCCCTTACAGGCGGAGTAGCCAAACCACTCACTCGCTAAGTATTGATTGTCCGTAGAGGGCAATGCAGGCGGCATCCACGATGTCTTGATTGCCTCCTGCTGCTCGGTAGAGAGCAGGCCATCGAAGTCGTAGATGTTTGGCGACTTCTGGCTTAGTGGAGTTCCCTCGTCCAGTGACAACTTTCTTCCACGACGAGACATTGGCTCCTTGCGTGTCAAGTCCCGCATTATGAAGCGCCGCCTGAATGGCTCCTGAGGTAAAGCACTGGACCATAGTAGACCGAACGCCACCTCTCCCGACGACAGGGGATTCGATGAAGGGGAAGATCGTGGCTCCCGGCCACACCTGATTGATGTCGAAGAGCAGGCTGTTGGTCACATGCCATGCGCTATTACAGGCTTCCCCGCCGCTCTTGCCGAGCCGCTTATGGTGCTGGACGAAGAAGTCGATGTCAGTGATAGCGACGAAAGAGACTTTGGTGGCCGCTGGGTCGATGCCAAGAATGACCTGCTCATCCATAATCCATAGAGTATTCCATCTTGGCGAAGGTAACTCTACGGCTCCCGAGGTCAATGGCCCGTGCCGCCATCTCGGTAAATGTCCTCAACTCGCCGGTCCTGAACTTGTAGACCTTCGATCCCTTGAGCACGACACCGGTTGCCTCGGCTCGCTGGAGCAACATGGTCAACTCCATCGCTCGGCTGTACACACCGTTGGCGTACTCCAGCAGTGTCATCTCGCCTCGTTCGATTGGCGGTGGTTCGTGGCCCATGAGGACGGCGGTGTATTCGTCCAACTCGGCCTGCATGTCAGGTAGTGAAGGTAGCCCTTCGTTCATCCGAAAGAGACGCAAGGATGTCGTCTCGGTGTCGGAGTTTGTGACAGATGGCGCTGTGTGGGCAGCGATTGAACTTTGGGCCTTCTTGATCTTTACACTCATCCAGAATCTCCGGTAACTCTCCAGTCTCTACTGCTCGGTTCAGACCTTGGAGGATGGATTCGATCTCATCCACGATCTTGGGGTCTTTGATGACTTCGATCTCCTGCCACTGCTGTGACATCTTGTCTTCGTAGACAATGATCGCCTTCTCAAGCCCACTGGCCATCAGGTAAGCGTTGACCTGCTTGATGTGGGCAGGGATCGCCCCTCGGCTGAGAACTGTCTGGTACTGGCTGGTGCCCTTCAACTCAAACATCCAGCCCTCATCGGCGTTCACGCCATCCATCGAACCCGCCAGCCTGTACTCGGGGATCGTTACCTTGACCTCCACGTCGGTCAGGATTCCGGCGTTGAGCAACATGATCTGCCAGCGGAGATGGCGGAAGTGCCCATCGTTGAAGAGGTTGCGGAGCGTCGGGTTGTACTGCTGGAGCGACTCGGCACCGTAGTAATCGAATACCTGATGGCGAGGGCACTGGTACAACTGCGACGGGTGGAACACGCCAGAGCGGTCGTGCTCGGAAGGAGCGAGAATCTCCAGCACCCGCTTGGCGGTGGCTTCATCCTCTACTCGTACTCCATCGTTGTTATTTAGCCATCCATGCAATCTAGGCGTGATACGGCTATTCCTCTTGGCGATACGAATGTGTTGCTTGAGCGACACTAGAACTCCTTGGTCATTGTGATTGTGGCCGTCATCCCGAGGTGCTTGAACTTGATGATGAAGACCGGCTCCTTGGACTCTCTCGCAGATCGTACCCAAAGGGTGTGCAACTCTTCGGCCTTCAGGCTGTAGGACTTGTTGGCATCCTTGATCTCGTAGAGCGTCTCAGCGTCCGAGGCATCGTGCTTGATTCTCAGTGCCCCCGAGTTCGGGTGGGTTCGTGCCCCGATGTCCTTGGCGATCTTCTTCTCAGTTATCCGACCTTGCTCTTGTCGGCTTCGTGGCTTCCACTTGGCTCCAAGAGTTCCTGCCGAATCATCTCCACCACCTCGGGATGATCCCTCAGCCAGCCACGGAACTTCTCGGCTCCGACCGTCTTCTGCGTCTCGTCTACCCACCACGACCGTCCTTCATGCTTGATAATGCCCTTCTCTAGCCCAGCGCTCAGGGCGTAGCCGATCTCGTCTACCTGCCCGCTCGTCAAGTCGAACGTGAAGAGCACGTCACGGGACGGGGCAGACAACTTCGACTTCTCCAGTGTGGCACGAATCTTGTGGCCCGTGACTTGGTTCACCGAGGTCTTCTTGCCGGTGGAGTCGTAGGTGTCGACCGACTCCTTCTCCTTCCCCGCCTTGCGGAGAGCAACTCGGTACGAGGCGTAGAACGGAAGCGCTCTACCGCCGGGAACTGTCTCGGGGTCACCGAAGACCACGCCGACATTGAGGCGGGTCTGGTTGATAAAGAGGATGGCGGTGTGCTCATTCGCCGCCGTCAACTTCCGCATCCCGAGCGACATCAGAGCCGCCAGCCGAGCGGGCTGTACAGACTCCTTCGACATGCGCTTGTTGCCTTCGGCCTGTGGCAGCGTGGCAGCCACGGAATCCCACACAATAAGGTCGACCCCGTTACGGACGAGCACTTCGGTCACGTCGATGGCCTCTTCGCCTGTCTCCGGTGCTTGGTAGATCAGATCGGATGTGTTGACTCCGATGGACTCGGCCCACACCGGATCGTAGGCGTGCTCGGTGTCGACAATGGCGCAGACACCGCCGCTCTTCTGAGTCTGAGCGATGCACGATAGGGCGACGTAGGACTTCAAGGTGCTGTAGGCACCGAAGAGTTCCGTGAACCTGCCGGTCGGGATTCCTCCGTCTAGCAGGTAGTCGATTGGAAGAACGCCAGTCGGGAGGCGTTTGACGAGAAGGGACTCGTCACTCCCGAGCCGAACCGTCCCCTCCCCGAGAGCCTTGTTGATCTCGGCCATCAACTCTTGCGCTTTGCTCACTGTCATCCTCCGTCGGGTTGTACAGGTTGGGATCGAATAGAACTAACTGCTCACTCACTAGATGTCACTCCGTCTGCGATTCTGCGCTTCTTCCAAGTCTGAAGCAGTTGTATCGCCTCATCCTCTTGGAAGCGCCCCTCCCGAATCGAAGTAATCAGACATCGTGATAGTTGGTCGGCCATCTCCATCTCTTCGATGAGCACATGGCTGGCAACAACGAGCGCCGTACTGATGGACGATGCCCCTTCTTTGTCCACGCCCTGAAGAGCCTGCCAGACCGTTATGGCGATCTCCTTGAGGAACTCGGCGGCTTGCTCCCCCGTGTTCAACTCGTCAATGTCGATCAAGGCATAACTCCTACGGCTTTTAGAGCGCCCGCCTTCCTCAGTGACTCCAGCACACCGGCAAGTGTGCCGTCGGCCTTCCAGTTCTTTCCGCCAGTGACGGACTTCGCTGGGCATCGGTCGATGATCTCGTCCACCGAGTTGTAGGGCGCACTCGCCACAATAGCATCCGCCGCCTTCGGCCCGACCCCCTTGACGGAGGACAAACCCTTGCGGATCGCCTTACCCGACGGGTCGATAGCCCACAGGACTGCCGAGCGATTCACACATGCACCGAGGACGGGAACTCCGACCCGCCGTGTCTCCTTGATGTACTGGTCTTCCTTGGTAGCGCCCACCGATGTCTCCAGCAGGGCGGCGTGGAACTCCACGGGATGATGGGTCTTCAGATAGGCCATCTGATAGCCGAGCAGCGAGTAAGCCGTGGCATGAGCACGGTTGAAGCCGTAGGCGGCGAAGCCTTCGACCAACTCCCACGCCTCTTCTGTCTCTTCTTCGGTCATGTCCTTGTCGGCACATAACTGCTCAAACCGGCGCTTGTTGTTGACGAAGATCGCCGTCGACTCGTCCGAGTACCCGCCCTTGGCGTGTTTCCCCTTGACCGCTTTCAAGAAGGCGTTGAGTTCCGCCGCTGGCATCCCGAGATCACGGAGGATGGCGAGCACCTGCTCTTGGAAGCAAGGAACTCCGAACGTCTCCTGAAGATGGTTCTTGAAGATCGGATGGGGATACGAGATCGACGCTCGGTTATCACGGTTGTGATGGAAGAGGTCGACGTAACCGCTGTCCCGTGTCGCCGGTCGATAGAGAGCGTTGACGAGGATCAGGTCGTCAACTGTCTTGACCTTGACCTCTCGGCACCCCTTGGCCGCCGTGTAACCCTCCAACTGGAAGATGCCCGTCTCGGCGTTTCCTTTGCGGAGGAACTTGAACGTCTCCTTGTCGTCCAGCGGAATCCAGTCCAGCCCGTCCTTACCGATCAACTCCAGACACCGCCGAACGGTGGCGAGCGAGCGCAGGCCGAGCAGGTCGATCTTGATGTAGCCCGCATCCTCCACATCGTCCATCATCATCTGCGTGACCTCGGTGCCCGAGGACGGGATGAGCATGGTAGGTATCCATTCGGATACGTTGTGCGATGGCGGAGCACCGACCAAGAATCCAGCGGCATGGGCACCGGGAGAACGGCGAAGAGAGACACTGCCAAGCCGTCGAATCCGCTCGGCATCGTCGGGCCGCACTTCATCTAGGTCGTGGAGCGTCTTCACTTTGCCGAGCAACTTCGGGAACTGGTCCCCGAGAATCTTGCGCTGGGCACTGATGTACTGGACGTAGAGGCCGCCTCGCCCACTGTCCTCGTCGTAAGACAACTTGTTGTAGGTGCCGATCTGCACGACCTCGTACTTGCCCTGTAGGTATTCGATGACATCGGCCCGCCTCACGTCTTCGATGTCAAGGTCGATGTCGGGCGGTCGAACTCGGTCAGGGGTCAGGAACCGGTCGAAGGTCAACTTCCACTTGAGCGGGTCGACCTGCGTGAAACCGAGTAGCCAGCAGACGAGCGACCCTGCCGCCGATCCACGGGCCATCACGAAGATGCCTTGGTCGTTGCACCACTGAACGTAGTCGTGGACGAGCAAGAAGTAGTCGGCCATCCCCAGCCCTTCGATCACGTCCAGTTCGTAATCAAGGCGTGAGCCGTACTGAGAGCCGAGGTTTCTGCCACTCATCTGCTTGAGGCAGAGGTACTCCAGCCGCCGCATCGGATTCTCATGAACTTGGGGAACGTGGTAGCGGTACTCGTCCAGCACGGGGATCGACAACTCATTGGCTTCGATCAACTCGGTGTAGGACTCCTGCGCCGCCTCCCACACTTCGGCGTGATCTCGGTAGTGAAGTTTGACCCACGACTCCGAGGCGAGATGGTACGAATCGCCGGGGAACGAGACATCGCCGGGATCGCTGGAGTAGGCGATGGACTTCATCATGTCGTGAAGTTCCTTCTCGCCCTTGTCGCAGTAGTGGCAGTCGTTCGTGATGATCGGCGGGCACCCCGTCTCCTGAGAGAGCCTGTGGAGCGCCTGAACTAAGCGGTCGTCATCCCACGTCTCATGCTGGGTCCGGTGGTGCTGGACTTCGACATACACCTTGTCGAAGATCGACTGGTAGAAGGCGACCAGTCGCTTGGCCTTAGCAATCCCGTCATCCTCGTCTGGCTCGGAGACGATGGCCTGACAGACATCCCCGAAGTAGCAACCGGTGAGACATGCGATGCCCGAGGTCGCCCCCGACATCTTGGCCTCCATGAAGTCGGCTTGGCTCAGTCGGGGTTTGTAGTGGTAGTGGTCCCGCTGGTGCGAGATGCTGGAGAGTCGTGCAAGGTTCTTGTAGCCATCTGTCGTGTACGCCAGCAGGGTGAGGTGGTGGCGCTTCGCCGTCTTGTCATCGACCTGACCAACTGTGTACGCCTCAAGCCCGAGGAATGGGGCGAGGCCGTGGCTCTTAGCGGACTTGTAGAGTTGGAAGACACCGCTCATGTTGCCGTGATCGGTGAGTGCGATCCCCGGCTGGCCCATCTTCGCCGCCTTGGCCACCATCGTCGGGATGTCTGCCATCCCGTCCAGACATGAGAACTCCGAGTGGACGTGAGTGTGAAAGAACATGGGCCTCCCTGTCTACCATGTTGGTCAGATGTCGTCGTCTAAGAAGAACGGCTCCCACACCATCTCGCTCGGATCATAAGTGTCGTTCTCTTTGGCCAGCCGCTTCCAGCGGTACGAGGCCATGCTCCGCCCTTTGCCTGAGGTGCGGAGCGTCCATTCAGTGATGTGCTGGGGGCACCGGATCACGGTCGTGCCGTAGTCGGTGCCCACCAGCCACCACTGGTAGTCAGGCGAGTCGCTGTATGTGACTCGCCCGCACTTCCCGCAGAAGAGGGGATTACGATTCCGCTGCTTCCGGCTGAGTGGCATTGTGCTTCTTCTGCCGCTGGGCATCAGGCCCATCGGACTTGGACAGACGGAACCGAGCGTCGTACTCACACGACGGGTCGTAGCGGTAGAGAGTTCCATGCTCTGCGTCACGCAGGCGCAGAATGGTGGCTCCCTGATCCTCCAGCCCTCGGAGAACGTATCCCATCGTGCGAGGCGAGAAGTTGCCGACTCGTTCGATGATGTCGTTCCAACTCACCGTGGTGCCGGTGAGAAGCATGTCGGCCACGTCGTATCGCTTGGCCTCACGAACTCGGTCAAATGGGTTGATGTGCTGTGTAGTTGTGGACACGGGGTCACTCCTGTTGGTTGTCGTCGTCTTCTAAGGCGCAGGATGAGCAGATACCCAGTCCTGTGTCATCAGGCTCTAGGCAGACTTCGCAGTACGATCTGGCCACACCTGCATAGTAGCCATTGATGCGGTAGTTGGGCTAGTCACCGATCTTGAATCGGACGTAGCCCTTTCTCGGAACCTCGGTGGAGTGCTCGGCAATGACCTCTACGGGCACCTCGCCCTTAGCCACTCGGTCCTCTAGCAACTTGTTGTCGACCACTTGCTTCGTGATCGACTGCCACTGGTCGGTGGTGAGTTTCTCACGAATCGCATCCATGTCGAACTTGATGGTCGATCCGTGAACTGCCGAGGCGGCCACCTTGATCCCGTTCTCGTAGAACTGGGCGGACTTGAGGTCTTCGTCCTGCATCTGTCGCAGGATGACGGCCTCAAGGGAGGTCCGCTCGGCCTCCAACTCAGAGAGTTGTGTCTTGAGTTGAAGGAGCCGAGCGAGCCTCTCTTGGAGGGTGCTCACGACTCCGCCGTGGTGCCGGTAGCCGTGTCGCCCGTAGTGGCCTTGTCGACCACCCGAACCCACACGGCACGGGTGCCGTCGGGGTTGCCTCGGCTGGTCACCTCAAGGCGACCCTTCCACTCGGGGGTCTTCTTGAGCGTGCTCAAGTAGGCGTGCGCCGAAGTCGTGCGCCGCTCAAAGATGGCCCACTCGTTCGGGTGCTTCTTCGCCAGACGGCGCAGGAATCCCTGCGTGCTGTCGGCCTTAGGCCCACGCTTGCCGGGGGCAGGCGGGTTCTCAAGGACGATCCTACGGTGTTTGCGGGTTGCCATGTTTATCTCCTTGGCTGGGTTGGGTTGGTTGGGGAGGGGTATCCCCCGCTGAGCGAAAGGAGGCGAAGCCCAGCGGGGGACGGACTCACGCTTCGGCGGTTTCGATGATCTCGTCCACCAGTGCGTCCTTGGTCTTGCCCCGAGGGTCAAGATCAAGTTCAAGAGCGATGATGCGGAGGTCACGAACGGACATCTGCCTCAGGTCGTCCTCGGTGTAGGTCTTGTTGTTGGCCGTCGCCGCAGGGGTGTCGATCTCGTCATCGTCATCGTCGTCATCGTCGTCGGTGTCGATGTCGTCGTCGTTGAACGAACCCTTGGAGGACTGCTCGGTGTCAGTCTCACCAAGCGCCATGTTGCGAGCGTCGACAAGGATCGACTCCAAGTCCAAGAGGTCATACTTGGTGAGGACCATCTTGGTCGGGCCGGTCGGAGTCACGTCGTAGGTCGTGTCCAGACCCTCGCCGTGCTTGTCCAACTCGTAGTTGCGATCAAGAAGCGTCTCGTACTTGTCGTACTTGATGATGAGCGAGTTGGCCGCCGTCTTCGGCAACTTGAGCGGGATGACCCGATCCGTCTCAACGTCCAGAGCGTTGGTCAGATAGCGGAACGAGGGGCGAACTCCGTCGGGGAGAATCTCGCCCTCGGCCATCGGGACGAACTGCTTGTTGTCCAAGTCGTAATACTCGTAGTAGCCGAACCACTGCTCAGGCTCGGTGAGGAACCGGACGACGAGGCCGTCGGCGGGGATGTTCTTGATCCACGTCTTGTCGTTGCCGCCGCCCTTTTTCAAGGACTCCTTGACGGCCTTCATGGACCCCATCTGCTTCGCTGCAAGTTTCATGTGTTACCTCCGTAACGGTTGGTGTGGTTGATGAATCTATCGTGCCTATCGGCATGTACCAACTTCGGGTCGACATAATCTCGCACCCGCTTCAGAACCCGAAGCGAGACGATCATAGTCGCCACGAAGAGGGCGGTGTGCTGGATGGCGCTGAGGCCGTCGGCGCTCAACCCTCCAGCGAAGTAGGCCACGGCAAGTGACGTGAGGATCGCCAGCGCCAGCCGGTATCTCCTGCGCCTCACCATGACACGGCCTTTACGTCGGCACCGTGAACGTGATCCAACGATTGAAGGAGCACGTTGGTGAGCGCCTCCATGTCGGTCCTGCTCTTGATGTCGTCAGGCCAGTACACACCGTCTTCGACTTCGACGTGAATCACGACTCGGTGTGTGATCTTCTTCTCCATGTTTCCTCCTGTCATGCCGCCGCACTCAGCGTTTCGTTGGCGAGTGCGGCGATCTGCTTACCGACCTCAGCGGGCAGAGTCCGCATCCGGTCACGGGTGAGATTCACCCACTGCTTGTGGCCGTAGTAGCGGTTGCCCGCACGGTTCGGCTCAATCGTCCAGCCGCTGTCGATGGTGACGAGAAGCGACTGCACGCCCTTGCGGTGGAGAGAGTCAAGAATCTCGTACTCCGACTGCTTCGCACCGGCACCGAATCCCCACTGGCCATCGGTCAGCGAGATGATGAGTCGGTTCTTGGCGTGGCTGTTGGTGAGAAGCGACGAGGCCCACTGCAAGGCGGGAACGGGGTATGTGCCGCCCTGAGCAGAGAGCACCATGAACTCGTTGCGACGAGCGCTGTCTCTCTTCGTCGCCATCATCGACGCTTCGTTGTCGTAGCCAATGATCGTGACGGGAATGTCCAACTGCTCGCAGGCTCGCTGGATGACCCACATCGCCTTCGCCGTGTTCCACTGGTCGATGCCCTGCATCGAAGACGAGCGGTCGACAAGGATGGCGACCTCAAAGGACAAGTCGGACTCGTCCGTCTCCTGCCAGACATCGAAGATGTCGAAGTGGCTACCACGGGCAGACATCGCATCGACCATGTTGAGTCGACCGGTGGAGTTGTGGCGGACCCACCCGTCTTCGTAATCGGAGAAGACACGGGTGATCTCCTGCACCAGCCGCTTGGCGGCGGTGGGCATCCAGTCGTCAACTGGGTGGTACTGAGCGCCGTAGGTGTTGGCCACGTTCGGGATGTACGAACCCTCTTCGTCGCCTGCCATGCGAGCGACGGACTTGACCATCTCCATGCCCTCTTCAGCCACGGCATCGCTGGCGTACTCGTTCGCCATGATCGCTGCATCAAGCGCACGGTCATCGTCGTGGGTGTGGCTCATACCGGAGTAGTCGGAGTCGGTGGACTCAGTGGCAGGTGCAGAAGACTCAGTGGACTCAGCAGGCTCGGTGGAACCGCTCATCGGCTCGTCTTCGACCTCGGCCTCCACCATCTCGTCACGGTCCTTGCGGGACTGTGCGACGGGAACGGAGCGGCCCGACTTGTGCTCGTTGTGGCCGTTCTGCCAGTTGTGAGCCTCATGGTTGTATGACTGCTCGGTCATGTGGCTGGCCTCAAAGACGATCTTGAGCAAAGCGTCGAACTCGTTGACGAGAGCAAGACCAGCCTCGGAGTCGGTCGGGAAGACCAAGACTCGGTAGCGGTCGATGACCGAAGCGAAGTCGTCGGCGGTCACACGGGAGAGCACGCCAATCTCGGCAAGGTGGTTCTCAAAGACTCGGCGGTACTCAGTCCGCACCGCATCGGGCAGGTACTTGCGCCCGT